CAGTCTTTTTAGTTAATTATGGAGAGGACTCTCTTTAGTCGGAGAGTATACATTTTTAACTTTTTACTTATATTGTAAGCGTACCCGGAAGCAATAGCCGTGGACCTTTGGTAGGAGTACCGTATTAATATTAAATTATGTATTGTATAGCCCCATTGTCTTCTTTATAAGAAAGAGTGTGACATTTACAAACAAATAAAAGTTAAATTAATCTTTTAGATGAACCTATGCCGCTGACGGTTGGAGACCGTAGGTCTATTTGATTTAAAATTCTTTTGCTTTGTTTTTATAAATTTTACTATTTCCATTAGAAAATGTTAAAATTTATTGCGTTTTTTGAAACCATAGTATTTTTCGCATGAAAATAAATAATCGATTAAATATATAGAATACGTAATATTCTATATCTTTAAAATTTATTAGAACTCTGAGAGAGGTGTTATAATACGATTCTCAGACAAATCAAATCCATTTGTATTAAAGTACTTATGAACACCAATTAATTAATTTTAAAGGGTCTTATATAATTATTATTATAATAGATTCTTAGTTGAAGCATCGTAGGGTATTACAAGTTCAATTAAGTTTGATATGCACCCGCTACGACATAATATTAGGATGGCTTTGAGTGTGTCCAATATTATCGCTAGGAACGAGTTATATTAATATTATATAAGATACCTGTGGTTTACATAACAAAACGTTATGATTCAAATTCTAATTCCAGTTTGGCGTTGGGAGTTGAGGCTAGCATATGTGAGGTCAATATCCGAGTAGATATACCGGTGAGATCCGAAATGATCACTATCTAGTTATACGATTAAAGTATAATATTTTTGTTTTTAGCAACCCTAGAAGCTTAGTTTTATATGTGCTCGTATAAACGATAGCAGAATCGCGTAGCAATCACTATCCTTTGGTAGTCTCGATTACTCAACATAGAAAATGATAGTAATCTAGTAGTTATGTATAACTGAATTCGAATACAAATCGATCTTGAAATGTATTTCGGAACAAATGCACTGTTACGTGTGCTTTTAGAACACGACTGGTTGGCTCGCCAGAGTAGAGCTTTTAACACACGACGAACTACAACTATAAGATATTACGACATGGCAGCTTTTTCAAAATTCGAACATATCTATGGTGCTACGATATATTTTGTATCGTATAATCAACATGGCGTTTTGTTCCAATTGGAACAAGGTAAGTTTGTTTTACCAAGTTGTAAAACTGCTTACAATCATGAAGTTGTAGCAAGAAACTATGCAAATAATGTCGGTTTTACTGACTTATTTTACATAGCATCGCGTAGTTTCGATGGAAAAATGATTCACGTATATTATTGTGACATTAGTGATGAATACTCGAATACAGTACGTATTCATGTAAGTGAAAATAAAAACTTACCATATGATTATGTCACGTATGATATTATCAAATCCATTGAAAATGATATGAGTCCACAAGTTAATGAAGATAAGTGGATCAAGGACGATTGGGTTAGCATACCTGTATTTAAAGAATGGTATGTAAAACATCGACCAGGCGAACAACACAAGAAATTGAAATCAATGCTTGACATTTTAAGTGATGATTGGAAATCAACCTATTGCCGAAATTCACATGATAATTTTCGGTGGTTAATAAAAGTATTTCTATTTCATAATATATCTTCTGATATATTACGTTATAGAACTTATAACGAACGTCGCCAAATGAATCAAGAAAAATACAATCGATTTCGTAACGATAATATTAGTGGAGATGATTTTCTTCCACAAGTATTTGAAAATGTTACAGGCCGAGCAATAACAACTATGCTCGAATCACCACAAGTTATGACTACTTTGACTAAAGTTACTTGTGCTGCTGATGCTATTACTGATTTATCAACAAATGCATCACATACAATGGATGAACTGAAAACAACTTTTGAC